TTAACGCCGTAACTTGTTTGGCTTCGTCCATTGGTACGCCTTTTCGTTTTCCCGCCGCTGGTGGCGTTCCTGTTGCAGCACAACGGAAACAGGCGCTGAACACCTGTTAATTTTGCTTGCTGGTTGTTTGATTCCGGCAATGCTGCGGATCATCTCCAGCATATCGGCTTCGGTGATGGTCATAGGTTTCCTATCAGCACTCATATCCAATTAATAAGTTCAATACAATGGATTATCCCGTTTTAGTGACTAACCATTGCAGAATAACGATAATTAAATATGTTAATGTGCCAGTTCCAAGAAGTATTAATAATTGATAGCAACGTAGGGCAATATTACTAATCGATTTTTGCATCACGATATTCACTGGCTCAGCCACACACTCTTTAGATCTTATCGATAGAATACTTGGAACTTCTCTATTTATTGATAATATTTCACATTGAATAGACTCACCAGGTGCAAGGCTTTCAAACTTGATAATATAGCGACCATCCTGTTCAATATTTTCTTCAAAATGGTGGACAGGCCAAAAATTAATATGCATTGGCTTATAGTTAAAAACCAATGAGATATTAGTAGCACTTTCTCGCCCTTCATTAACAAGAATAATAGATCGTGTATACACCAACTGTGAATTAGATATTACCTCACCATTGGCATTCCGTAAGGGTTCATTGAGAAGAAAAGTAAATCCATGCTGATAACCATAGGATAACTTTGCCTTGCTTTTAAATCTGTTATTCAGTATCCATGTTAAAATCGTTATAAAAAAAGAAAATAGTTCTTTCCCATAAAGACTAAAAAAACTCATCACACATTTCCTTCAGTAATCTGATTCTGCTGTCAAAGCTACCAGCACTATAGTCATTCATCCACATTGCGACAAGAAGGTTACAGCACGTCCAATCACACCTTAGGAAATCTTAGGGGGCTGGTTGACACTTTCCGGCTTAAGACCTTAATAAATCTTAATATCGCAGGTTGACACACTTGACACTTTTTCGCGAAAAACCTTAGCATTTCTAAGCATGGCAACTTGACATTTTTCGCGGTTTTTTCGGCTTTTTGACGTGGTAAATCTGGCACAAACCCAGTAATTGCGGGGCTTACAGCGAGGTTGACACTTTTTCGCGTTCAGAGTGTAAAGTGTCAACCTGGCAAGCTGGCAAGCTGGCAAGCTGCTCAACTTGACACTTTTTGATGTCATTGATGGTCTGATTTTTCCCACTCAGCCAGGGCGTTTAACCCGGCTTCACTCCATGATTCCGGTTCATCGGGATAATCACCTGCAACATAGCAGAGTTCGCAACGCAGCATACGAATTGCCAGCCTGGCATTACCTCGCAAATTGTATTTTTCAAAGTAATGCTGCCCTTCATCATCCTCAAGGCAGATAGCACCATCATCAAGAAAGTGCACTTCCCAGCCTAATTCCCCGGCTGCATACAGCACACGCTGCTGTATGCCCTCGTCCGTTACTGGCGCAGGAATTTTACCGTCTCTGGCCTTAACTGCTTTCCAGAACTCGCCCCATGTCATTTCCAGCGTTCTTTCTGGCCACATTTCAGAAATGGTGTCTTTCCCCTGTGCTGGTGGGCTGTTCCGCTGCTCTGTCGCTTCCACATCAATTTTTTTACCGGACATGACCACTTCGCCTTTCTCGAGCCAGTCGTAAACTGTCTGGCGGCTTACGCCTTTGTATTTGGCGTATTCGGCTTTACTCATCAACATGTAGCTCACCTCATGCATATACGATAAAAAATAATTTCATGCGGAAAGGGAATGCGTTGTGGGTATGGAGGAAAGGGGCAATAACCGCCCCTTACTGATTCAGTTGCGCCAGGATGGCTGGCTAAGCGTGGTTTTCATTACATCATTGACGACCTGTTTTACGATTTCTGTGTTGGCAGTCGTGCTTTCAACATCAACAAAGCCATAATCGCCAATTTCCACCGTCAGGGATTCCAGTTTCTTCCCTAGAGCATCAGGCAACTCTCCACTGAACCGATGCTGAAGATTTTCCACCAGCAACGCCCTGAATGCCTCGCTGTTCTCTTTTTTCTGCCATAGCTGGCGTTTATCCACTCTGATATTTAATTTCACAGTCTCACCTCTTTAAGTGCCTTATCCATCAGTTGCCGAGCGATAACATGAATCGACGGTGCCACACCAAGCACAGATTTCTGACGCTCTTCGTCCTGGATGCGTTGCAGGGCTTCGATCTGCCTCCGGGAAAGTAAAACTGGCTTTACTCCGTGATTTTTCATGATGATCCCTTCTGAATGACAATAATTGCAATTATTGCACAAATTGAAATGATACCAGAGACAATTGCAATAAATGAAACGAAAAGCATCAATAAACCAACCTTCGGCACTGAATGCTCTGATTTTTCTGCAAAGGTATGGCAGATGCAAACATAAAGGCAATAGCAGAAGAAGCAGCGGGGAGTGAAAAGGGGAAGTTTTTATAAATACACGATTGTCGCCTCACTGCAGGTTAACAGCCACAAGCTCCATGATAATAACTTGTTAATTATTTCATCAGATTTTTCATTATTTGCGCGATTGAGTACACAAGCAAAAACTCGGCAGCCGCAAGAGTATAAAAAACATAAATTCGCTTAGCCCACCGACGATGAAAGAACTCCTCAGCATGGCCGGATGTTCGAGATACAAGCCATGCACCTACTGCACACAGAGCAGGTGCAATGAGCACAGTTATAAACCAGATTGTGATGCCCATCCCATGCCTACTGATAATAGCCATTGGTATTGCAAAAATGAATGTTAGAGCAGCATTAGCTAATAGAATATCTTTTAAAGTATTTTCAATTAGTTTTGCTAGATTATCTTTCATCTAATCCCCCACGTTGAACATTAATATATAAAAGCCCCTTACTAAGGGGCTTTGCACGGATTGTTTAAAGGGAACTTTTTTTCGCCCCTTCAATTTCTGCCTGACAAATTTCGTCATTTGTAAATGAGTACTGCAGATAGACATATCCCTGAGTGGAATTGTTCGCTCTGGCCTCAATAGATATAGTATCAATATTGTTTTTTAATGGTATTTCTTTTGTTCCCTTCCATGTGGCAGATAAGAAGCGTTCTTTTTTGTTTAGCCCCCTCATCCAGTCCTGAGGATCTTTCCAAATTGAACCAGCCAGCAAAAAGTCTGTAGTATCAGCCTTTCCATACAGAGAACTTAAAGAATTACTCAATTCTTCAAACTTGGATTTAAGAGCCAATCCATAGCTATCAGTATCAATATTTTTTCCTAAAGCCCGTATTTGACATAAACCAGCTTTCGGGGAGATCAGCAAACCATACATTTCAAAATCTGCGTTTTGCTTCGGTAATTTATCAGAAGTATACAGATTCACACTGTCTGGTAGTGGCTTGAGCTTAGCACCGATCATATCTTCGATGTTTTTCTGTGTAAGACCGGCTTCTAAGCCAAACGGACCATCCGCTGGCGGGAGTAAAGGAAGTTGCTCTTGGGAATTTTTGGCTGTTACTTCCGTTTCAGTACTGTTTTTTGCGTCATTAGCTTGTACTGATGCCAGCTTAACTTCAGCGAGGCCATACTTGGCTGTGAGGTACTTTTGCTGCAACATTGCCATGGTCTGCTCTTCAGTGGCAACAGTAGATAATTTTAGTACCTTTATCAGACCACCACTATACTGACGAGCATCAGCTTTGGCTTCGTTGATTTTTGCATCTAAGCTGTCAATTTCAGTTTTAATTGAAGCCGCAAGCTCAGGATCAGGTTTTACTCCAGATACAACAACATCAATTTTGGCACCTGATTCAATAGCATTAATACGCTGTTCCAAAAGCGCTTTATTAGTTCCTAATATTTCCAGTCTTGCTGTTGTCAGATTTTTTATCAACCCACCAGAAAACTGCTGGTCAACTTCCTTAGCTGCTGATATTTCACCTTCCGTTTGCGACAGTTCAGCTTTAAGAGCAGCTACTTCCTGTTTCTGTTCTGGAGTTAACTCTTCTGGCCCACATCCGGTTAACATTACTATACCGACTAATGTTGCAATTAAAGTTTTATTCATATCCCTATTCCAAATGAAAATATTCAGATTAATCTTATCAGGAACCCAGATGCAATTGAATATTCATCTGCTCAGCAACGTAGTAGATTTCCTCAGAAAGCATCAACAAAAAACCAAGAGAATCCCATCCTCTGTTACTGACTACAATTGTTCTTTTTTTGGTATTTCCTGAATGCCTCACCATTGGGCTGATGTAATCCCATCCCGGCATGTGCCCGGCTGATGGTTTCGCGCATCTCCCCGAAATTATCCTGCCTTGCTGGTGGGCGTGCTGCCTTGTGGATACATTCCGCGCGACGTTTTGCCGCCTGTTCCCGTGCCTTGTCATCATTCGCCAGCATGATGACCTCAGCCCACCGCGCCGCCGCTCTCCGGTACAGACCACGCGCTTCCAGTGCTTCCGCTTTGCTGTCGTGAATCATGCGCCTATTGTCTCCTTTGCTGCCCGGCACTGGCGTTTGCGCTTCTCATTCAGCGCCACCAGCCGCGTTTCTGCGTCCTGTTGTTCCTGTGGTGTCACCTCGCCGCACGGCTGGCCTTTCAGGTCGTAGCGTACCCCACCAGCCATTAAGGCGCGGTAATAGCGCGGACACTGCGCATAAGATGCCAGCGTCGCACGCAATGCCCCTGGCCCGAATGCCAGCCCCCTGGCGGCGAGATCCTGCATCAGGTCGTCGAATATCCCCACCTTAAGCGGCTTCAGTGCTTCCCGGCTGAATAAGTCAGGCCACAACTCAGTGAGGCGGTTAACGCGCCTGCGGTTTTTGCGCTGGCGTTTGGTCATATGCCGCCACGGTGTCGCCCCTGTAGGCTTCTGCTGCGCTTTCTGGTTACCGGGCATCACTTTATGCGCCGATGTGGTTTTATCCTGCTCCTGTGCCGCCTGCGTCGTTTTCTGCGGCGTGCCGTAAATACCTTTTGGTTTTCTGTTAATGGTCAGCTTAGTCATGCTTTGCCCCATCGTTACAACTGTCTACCAACTGTCTACCGATATAATTGATTGATTTATTTAATGTTATTAACACATAACAAAAAAACAATCTGCAAACTGTCTACCAACGGTCTACCGCATTAATACATTGATAATTAATGATTTTTACTAAATGGTAGACAGTGTAGACAGTTAAAAGAGAAATTTAAAAAATGCCCCCTTAACTATCTGTTTTTTATATACCCCCCGTGGTTTAGGAATATAGAAATAACTGTCTACCTCTCTACTACATTGAAAATATCTTTATAATTCAAAATATTAATTGGTAGATGGTTGGTAGAGGGTTAAGTGAATCTGTCTACCAACCGTCTACCTTTACGTTTCAGCTTATAAATTTCGTATTATGTTCTGTCGTTAATCCCTGTAGCTGCTGGCAACCAGCCATCAGCATCATCATCTAACAGAACATTTGTTATCACTCGCCCTTTATCCGGGCCTTTAGTGCATTTAGCCCGCTTATACTCCTTTCCGTATTCCGCCATAGCTCCTGGCATATCAGTACCAAAGCGTGTCAGTGATACTGGTTTTCCCAGGCCATGCGCTGACATATAGGCTAAATAAGCATGATACAGGTATCGCCTCGGGCTAAATGGCACTATTTCCGCATTGCCCACCATCATTCCTTCACATTTAACCAACGACATCAGATAGCCGCAAAAGTCCACCAGTGAATCACCTTCGCGCTTTATCAACAGCGCTTCTTCTGATTTTTGCTGCTCATAAAGTAGTCTTTTAGCTTCGTCCTGGTCGGTAAATCGTGTTAGCAAATGGCGAATCACTACCGCCAGTTCGCCTTCTATCTTTTCCGCCAGCATGGGATCGCGTTCGTTCTCCGGTACGACCTCAGAGAAATTAAATATCACCCTACGACGCGAGATCCCCCCGCTTCGGTCACTGAATGACATGGCGTTATTGTTTACCGCAAGCACTACTGCCGGAATACGTGTGGAGTAGGGGGCTTTATGTTTCGGATCAATTGCCACCTTGTCGCCGCCAGTAATTGCCTTAATTCCTGCACCATCGCCAGCGTAGCGAGTCATATCCGGCATGATAATCAGCGAAAAGCCAACTACTAACGCGCGTTCCCTTGCGTCTTCCAGAGCCTTCATGCTTGCCGATACTGTGTTGGCCTTACCCGCCAGCATGGTACAAATCTCAGCCATCACACTTTTACCGCTTCCGCCTGGGCCTGTTACCTCAAGGAATAACTGCCAGTCGTACCGGTTCGCCAGCACCATGAATAATGCCGCCAGTACGCGATCAGCTTTACGATCATTATCTGCCACCGAACGACGCAGCCACTTCCAGAAATTCGGCGCATGTGTTGCCAGCGTTTCCCCCTCTGCTGGTGGGCTGAACGGTAATTCACTGGCATTTAACAACCAGTCATTTTTGTTATGCTCCCGAAAATTTCCCGTCCGGGTATCAAATACCCCGTTACTGAATCCAATAAGATTCCTGTCTGCCCCGCCCATAACAGGCAGGCTCAATTTCATTGTGTCTACGGCAAATTTAATGGCGTTTTGCGAATAACTGATTCCAGCATCAATAAAAATCTTCGCCATAGACCGCTGGAGTTCCTTATCAGATACAGGCACCCAGACAATTCCGTTGTAATGGTGAACTACATCAGAATCATCATTTATAGCCAGTGCTCTTCCATAATATTCAAGTAACACTTCCCCTCTCTGGCTGGCTCCCATCTGATTTAGTGCTGGCCTAGATAGGTCAATATTTTTTGTGGCTAATTTCATCGCTGAAACTTCCCCACTCTCTGCCTGTTCGCGGATCCGTTGCAGGTAGTCGCGCCAGTTTTCCGGCTCCCGGTCGGTGATACCTTTGTATAATTTCGCGTCCTGTACACCAGCCAGCGCCAGCTTTTCAGCAATAGCATTGATCTGGATTGGCTCTATCTCCCCCGCGAGATAGACACGTGCAAAGCGGCGTTTCTCGTCAATAATGCGGATATTCGCCAGGTCTGCCAGTTGCTTTGGCCCCAGATAAACAGGTGGCACGTTATCGCCGTGTTTTCGTCCTTCGCTTTCAATCCAGTGTTGAGCATGGGCGTAAGCATCCGTCCCGGCAAAAATGATTACCTCGGTGAATTTATCCTTCGGCTGATATTTTAAATTCGGTGCGTTTTTCACTTCTTACCTCCCCGCTCACGAATAATTTCACGTACTGTCCTGATGCGTTCCGCGCCCGTGACGCTCATGATTTTGTCTATGTCGCTTAATTCTGCTGGTGGCGCTTTACTTACCAGGATGAATTCCCTTTCAAAGCGCATATGTGACGACACGCAGGGATGCGCATAACCTTTGCGGATATAGGTCACGCGAAAATCATCGACGGTTTTAATCGTTATCGTGCCGCCGTATTTATCCCGGAAAATATCGCCGGGACGAATTTCAGGCCGAGAGAGACCGCTGACAGTAAAGCCAGAATTTTTCAGTTTCATGGTTTTATTTTCCTGTCAGCAGTTCCGGTTTTATTTCTGCACGAATACAGAGTTCAGAAAAAAATTCAGGAGAACCAACAATCTCATTACTTTTCAGTCGGCGTTGTGATTTCACTTTCCCTTTATCCAGGTAAACCAGTACGCGTCCGGTGAAATCATCTGGCACATTAAGCACTACGGGTACATGCGCTTCATGATTATGCATGGCTTACATCCTCCGTGAATTTTCTTCTGTAACGCGTCTCTGCCACATATTCCGCATAGTCCGACGCAATACTAAGAATCATTTCACCCTCTGACTTGTAGCCACTGGTATTGATAAGAAAATAATGCAGCTTTCATCATGTCAGCAACGCTCAACAATGCGCCCGCTGCATCTTCCGGTGCGCCATCAAATTCCCGTTTCAGGGAATTAAAACGATCATCACGCATGTTTACCCCCCCTGAATGACCTGATAACCGCAACTGGTCAGCAATTCGATAAATTCCGGCAGTGTGCCGAAACAGCAATCATCACGCAGACGTTCGCGGGATACTTCAACGCCGTTTTCGTAGTGACTCACCATGCGTCCGGTAAAATGCAGATCATCATCGTGATGGCACGTTAACGGCTTAATCAGTCGCGCACGTTCTGCCAGTTCCAGCAATGCTTCAACGCTTCCGGCAATTGCACCATCCGGCAGGTGATAATTACTTACCACGCGTCCATTCTCCACGTTGACCAGTAGCTGCCCGGAAAATATCTCGTCAAACTGAATGCTGTTAAGGTCAGAAATTGACAGGTTATGCATGGTGCACCTCCTGCACATCAGCCATGATAATTTTTCCGGCCTTATCCAGTGCCTGATCGGCTTTTAGCTGCACAAATGCTAAATAATGGGAGATGCATTCTGATTCTCTGGCTGCGTGTTTATGCGCCACACCAGCGATAGCAGAAATCTCAATAAGTGAATCCATCAGCGTTTTGATAGCGTCTACCGCTGCATCAGGCCATGTTGCATTACACATGTTCCACCTCCTGGCGAATGCGGGCAGCGAATACCATCACGCAGCCATCAGGAGATTGCTGGCGTGCTTCCTGTTCGCTGGTGGCCTCGATGTGAATTACACGCGGTTGTGCTGTGCTCAGGGCGATAAAACGCCATATAAAATTGTTTTCGCATTTCTGAATAAACAGCGTGTTTTCTTCGCGCCCTTTCCATGTTGCCGAGATATAGCCCATATCATTGAGCATCTTGCAGGCATCCACCAGCGTATCAGCGGCTACGTGTACAGTGTTTTTACCGTCAGCCATGCAATCACGGTGCACCGCCAGGAAGGTGTATATAAATTTAGGGTGAGTTTGGGTATGCTGTATTCCAGCCATAATCGTTACCTCATTTAACGGTTTGGTTAGAAGCCCGGTTAGTGTTCGCGCACTGCCGGGTTTCGTCGTTTTTATGAATCGCTCATTGTGAGATACATAGCGACCTCCATGTGAGATACACATTATATTGTGGTGATATACATTGCAAGTGTTTTTATATCTCACTTTTGTGTATAGTGATATACACATAACAAATTGGTGATTAACTATGTCTGTATACAAAAATGCAAAATCGCAAATGACAACGATCAGGGTTCCCCACGATGTTATGGAGGGCATGGAATCCGTAAAACTGGACGGCGAAAGCAACGCCGGATTCATAGTAACCGCCATGCGCGGTGAGATCGCTCGCCGCCAGGCAGAAGGAAGAGGAGAAAATCCCCTGGTTTCTTCGCTCGATGCACTGGCGCAGGTGGAAAAAATCGGTGTCAAAGCTGCCGAGGAGATCGGGCAACTCGTCACCGTCGCGCGTGAAGAACTCCAGCGCCGCAAGGCCAAAGAACAGGAGTAG